TCCAATATATGAAAGAGCGTCCATATAATCACGTTCAGGGAAATCAGTTATAGTTTCCATATCCATTCTCCATTCATAATATTTTCCTTCTTTATTAGGAATAGGATATTTTTCTTTTTCATCTTCTTTAACAGGAACGGCTTTAACAGCACTCCATCTCCAATTAGAAACATCAGTACCATTTGCAAATACCATTCCTTTATCTGGTATGTTAATTGCGGAAGGCATCCATTTTAGATCATTTTCATCTGTATGGATTAAATCTTTGTATAACTCAGGTAATGTTTCTGTTTGTTCTACATAAAACTCTTCACCTTCTTTCATTAATGAATTAGTTTGAAAACCACATCCATAACAAAAATGAGTTTTAATATCTTTATTTACTTCATCTACGTAACACGCATCTGAACCACATCTGGGGCAGGTTGTTAAATTATCCATTTTTAAATTATTTAATTTTTTCTACATAAATTTGATATCCTTGACCAATTATTTTATATGAGTCATCATACATAGTAAAAAACATTCTTATACCTAATTCTGGTGAATGTAATGGATGGGGTCTTTCAGGATCTTTCCATCCGTAATCATCGAATATTAATAAACCTCCTTTTTTTAACATTTTATGAGCATAATAAGCATCTACAAATGTATCATCAGCTTCATGAGAAGCGTCAATATAAATAAAATCGTATTTATTTTTATTTTCTGCTAAAACAGGTAAAATATTTTGAGAAAGTCCTCTATGTATGTTAAAGTTTATATCTGGGTGGTGATTTATGTTATGTTTAAAGTTTTGGTATATAAAGTCATCTTCCTTTAATCTTTCTTTAGTACCACTCATTCCAGACTCTTCTAAACTCCCCCCGAATGAATCAACTACATCATAGTTAGTTCCGTCTTTAAGTATTTCAGAGCAAAGAAAAATAGTTGCTCTTCCTTCGAAACTTCCTACCTCAAGAACACTTTTAATAGGTTTATCCTTTCTCATCTCGAAGATCTGCTGCCAGGATGGAATTATAGGATCAAACCATTTCTCTGTAAATTTGTATTTTTTGTCGTATGTAAACATTTTTAAATTTTATTTAATTTAGGTAAACTAAGTGTTGGTTGGGGTAAAGAAGGTGTATTGATATTTAATTTAGGTAATTTTAATTCTACTTGAGTTGCTATTTCAGGAATATTTTTATCTAAAATAGAAGATAATAACTCTTTCATATTTTCCCAACTAAAATTAGTTTTACTTTGATATGCTTGACGTTTACCTAAATCTTTATATTTTTTATAATTTTCAAATACATCTTTAAATGAATTACCAATTTGTCCATGGTCAGGAGAAAACCATTTAAATCCTTGATTTACTACAAATTTATTTTGAGTACTAGGATGTACAGGAGTTAATTTACCAGCAATCATTACATTGTATTCTGGGTTTAGAAAATCCATATGACCACTCCACCCACTTACTATAATAGGTTTTTTGGATAAACTAAATTCAAGTAATGGACGTCCAAATCCTTCTCCTTTAGTTAAACTAATCATAGCTTTTACTTTTTTATGATTATAAATTTCATTCATTTCAATATCTGTAAATTCACCATGTAATAAATAAACATTAGGTAAGTTATTTGAATTAACAGTTTCTCTAATAGATTTAATTTTTGATAAAATTGCTTCTCTATCCATATAAGAAGACCCTACTTGAGATGTTTTTAAAATTAATGCTGGTTTTTTAGATTTATTTTTAAAGGTTTCAAAAAATGCTTTAATCATTAAACCTATATTTTTTCTATCTTCACCAATATTACCTTGCATCCAATGCCCTACAAATAAATAAGCAAATGATTCTGGTATTTGGTTGATTAATTTATATAAATTATCATTAGTCATAGGTGTATCTAAAGTTTTATATACATCTAAATTTGCTCCTTCAAATAATACTTCAATAGGTTTTGTTAATGAAACCTTTCCTAATAGATTACCTTGTTGATCTTTTTTTTCAAACTTAGAGGCTTCAAATGCTTTTTTTGAGTGTTCTGATGAAACTAGATTTAAATCCATTCTATTAACACCTTCAATAAACTCTCCGGGAACTAAATCAGTTTCTAACCCAGCAGTAATACCAATATTATATTTACCTACTGCTTGAAATTCATTAGGTACAGTAATTTGAGCCCAAATATCAGGTTGTTGAGTTAAAGGCATAGGAATTACTAAATCTAATAAGAATTCCCATTCTGGGTTGTCTTTACAAAACCCAAAAGGCGTATTTCCCCATTTTTGAGATAAAAGTTTTACATCATATTTATCAGTTTCGATGATTGCTTTAATTACGTCTCTTGAACGAGCACCATATCCTGAATAGGTATCAAATGGTGAACTTATAACAAATGTATTTTTCATTAATATATTAATTTATGTTGTATAACTTTTTCTTCTATTTGGTTGGTATTTATAAACTCAAAATGATTTCTTGGGGTCCAAGTATCAAATAATTTATTAAATGCTTCCATAACTCTATTAGCTTGGTGTTTCATAGTAAAACCAGCTTCATCTCCTATTGCCCATTCTCTACCTTTCAATCCTTTTTCAACTCTTACATTTATTCCATCCATATAAGCATTCATGATTTGTTCAGCAGCATCTTCTGGGGTACATCTTGTGTCCCAAATATATGGAGTTTTTGGTGAACCTTGTAATGAATGATTTGTTGGAAATACTGGGTAAGCCCATTCACCATGTTTTTTGTAAGTACCTCTATTATTAGAAGGGACTTCTATACTTGGAGTAAACCATTTGCCATCATTATCAACAAATCTCATTTGATCTTGCATACCCCCAGTTACATTCGCTATAATAGGTGTGGCTGTTAATAAAGCTTCGGTTAATGCTAATCCCCAACCTTCAGCAGATGATAATAATACTTGTACATCAGCACAATTATATAACCAATTCATTTGTTCAGCACCGAATTTTTGATCAGTAAATATAATTTGATCTTTATAATCGTTTAATAATAATTCTATAACAGCATTTAAATCAGTTCCATGTTCACTTACTCTAGTATCTGTGTGTAAAACTAAAGCACATTTATTGGCTTCTTCAGGTGATAATTTATCTAAAAAGTATCTAAAAGCTAATAAAGTATCAGGTATTTGTTTTCTTCTAATGTTTCTAGAATTAAAAAATGCTACAAAATCAAATTGTTTATTTCTAAATAATTTTTTTCTAAAATCTTTAAATTCTTTTAATTTAGGATAAGTGTCATCTATCGGGAAAAATAAATCAGTATTTAATCCATGAGGAACATACCTAATTACTTTATTATCTGCTTTATCTCCCAATACTATTTTATTAATATTAGTAGTTTGTTTTGAAATACCCATTAACAAATCACAAGCTTCATAATAAGCTTTATTATATAATGGAGCAGGATATTCATCCCAAATATTTAAATAAGCAATTGGAATTTCTTTACGAATTTCATTTTCAATAGCAAATAACCATTCAAAATATCTAGGATCCGTAACTAATAAAATAGCATCTGGGTTTTCTGTTTTAATGATTTCTCTTAAAATATCTGGATTTCCATATCCATCTACAGGATATAGCATAACATGAGAATCATTAATGCCTAAATTTTTATTAGTGTTATCACTTAAATCTAATCTTTTTCCTTTATCAGGGTGTTTAATTGATCCGGCTATTTGACACCAATTAAAATGGTGGGCTGTTTGTATTACTATTTCTCTAGCTACTGTAGCTACCCCCGAATGGACTCTTAAGTCATCCGTTATAAGAAGGATTTTCTTCCTATCATTTTTAGGAAGGTGTTCAAAACTATTTTTCATTAATTATTTAAATTTTAATCTTCGATTTTCAAATCTGTATGTCCGTGAATTTTTTTTCTAAAATCTTCATCTGTAAGATACAAATGAATTGTACGATCAGCAAGCTTTTGTAGAGAAAACTTATACCTTACACAAGCAATTTTAAAATTGTCGAACAAACCACTTTGAACTTTGACCGAAGTTAATGTCATGTCTTTTTTACTCATAATCTTTATTATTTATTGTTTTGATATACATATATAGGGATTTTAAGAAAATTTAATTTTTGACCATTTAGTTATCCATTCTTTTTCTTTAGGATCCTTCATGTCTATTTTTATTATAAATTTATTATTTTTATATATTTTTATTACACTATTTTCATTATATTCAGTTAATTTTATCCACCTCCATTTCCACTTATTTAATTTATAAGGAATAATAAATTCAAAAGATTTATCATTAATAATAATAGTAAAATATTCATCCTTATTTGATTTATTTATTCCGAAAAAATGAAAATAATTATGGTGATTATGGATTGTAAATTCTTTCCCTTCACTGTAAGGAGTACTTTCTGATTGGTCTAATAAAATATTAGGGGCAAGAGTTTTTAGAGGCAACCAGCATATTTTTTTATTAGGGGATAATTTATCATAAATTATTTTTTCAGTACAGGGCCATTTTTTATTATTAAAATATTCTCGATATAAATCTACTAATTGATTTTCAGTTAAAAATAAAGATGAAAAATCTAAGTTAGATATATTCATTGATTTAAAACACCCAAAAAAGAATGAATTTATATTTGACTTATTTACAGGAAAAGAATCATCGTAATAATATGAAATTATATCAAATTCATCTAATAGTAAAGAATTCTGTTTAAATACACTATAATCTAATATTTTACTATCATATTCCATTAAATGTACTTTTTTATATCCTAAACTTTTTAAATATTGTAAAGAAGGATATACCATTTTTATAATAGGTACTATATGAGTAGCCATTATATTATAGAGTTTAAAATGGAATTTTGTTGAAGAATTTATACTATATTGATACCAATATTGGATATTAGGATCATAAGTTATTTTATTTTCTTTATCATAAAAAAAGTAATCACATTCATTTATAATATCATTAGGAGTAATACTATGAGTACATACTGCTACTTTATATCCTTTATTTTTTAATCCATGTACTAAATTACGAAGTAATGATTGTTTTTCTTTAGTAGGAGTATAAGAAGGAATAAAAATTATATCTTTCACTATTTAAAAAATTTACTAGATTTATCTTCAAATGTTGATTCACATAAATGTGTTTTAAAATAAGGACACCATTTACAATTATTATTAGGTGTTTCAGGCATTTCTTTATTACTAAATCCTTCCTCTGTAAAACAATTTTTTATAAATTCTTCAAGCATTCTAGTAGCTCTATTAACTGAAGTTTTACCTGAAGGGGGTCTAAATTGTTGTACTCGTTTAATGGGGAAATCACTTGATTCCCAGAGCTGTCTACGCACTATAAAGAATTCAATATCGATATCGTTTATATCAACATTGTATTGTTCAGCAAAGAATTTTTTATATAAAACTAGTTGGTATTGTTTAGTTTTATCTTTACGTTCTTTAGGACCCCATCCTTTAGTTGATGTTTTTATATCAATTATAACGAATTTCTTTGTATTTTCGTTATACATTACGACATCCAAAAAACCCATGTATTTAACGCGTGGTAAACGCAGATCAGGCGCTAATACAATTGGTACCTCACACCCAACTAACCACCAACCACGTTTAGAGAAATACTTACCTCTATTCTTTTTAATGTATCTTATAATTTCAATTCCGTGGGAATTGAATTCGCGAAGTCCTTTCGCGTCGGCAAAATGCGTGCCATCATTCTTCTTAAGACCTTTCTTATATTCATTTATAAATCTATTTTCAAAATCAGTTTCTAAATCTATTCTATCAGCTTCAGCCCCACTTTTAGTGTACATTACATCTAAATACATTTGTAAACTTTCATGTAATGCTGTACCAAAGGTCATATGGATACTCTGTTCAAATACCTTATGCCCATCCCTATATTGTAATGCCCATTTTTTAGGGCATTGGGTATACATACTTAATTGCGAATAAGAAATATTTTTTTCATAAGCAAAATTTACCTCTTTTGGAGGATTTTCTTGTATTTCCCTAACTATTTTAGGGGGTTTCTTTTTTGCCAAAACTTATTTCCATTTATTTCTTATTACTAACATAGCAATAATTCCATAATTAGCAATATCAATAAAACTATCAATCATTGCCTCACCTTGAACATAATTTTTACCTTGGCGTTTTAACATATTTTTTAAACGATTAATCTTATCGTTACAACGAAGCCATATCCCGGTTAATGAAAGATTTTTATCTTCTCTAGTAGATAAATCTGAACCTAAAGAGATATTTGATAATCCATAATCTAACATTTTAGCGGCAAATAATTCATATTGTTCTTTTTGAACAGCCTGAAATTCTTCTGCTAATTCAGGATATAGTCTTTCAAAATCTCCTATAGTTGAACCTATAATTTCATTATAACTTGCTTTAGATTCAGGATATGTTCCTGTTTTATACTCAGGGTTTGTTTGTCCTGTAGTGGTGGTTTCCCAATCAGGTCGTGTTTTAGGTTGTGTTGACATTTTTATTTATATAACTTCTTTTTTAACTAAATATTTTTTAATTGCTTCTAATCTATCATCAGCATCAGCTAACATATTAATAGCTTCTTCAGCGTTTTTATAAAAATCTTCGGTTGAATGATCTCCAATACCTACTGCTCTATCACCTAATAGTTCTAAAGATAATAAGGCTTTTGCCTTGTCTGCTTCTGCTGATTTAATAAGCATATCTCTTAACAAATTCATAACTCTGCTTTTTTAATCAATTTTTCTGTTTCGTCTTCATTAACTCCCATTTTCCATAGGATATCTCTTACGCCATATTCTTGGAGAATATCAATATATTCATCTGCTTCTCCAAGTGAAACTTCAAAGTAATCTGAGACGTACTCAGCTAGTTCTTTGTAATTTTTTTGGTTTTGGTTTTTAACATACTTCAAATACATCTTTTTTTTAGGTAACAAGGTTTTGTAAATTGTATAAACTTTTTCTTTTTCAGTTAACGGTATTTTTTGCGCAACATTTGCGATATCTATATATCCGTTATACATACTTACAAACCTATGAATCATGTAAGGATTAAAAGAAGCTTGTTGATCTTCTGTAAAAGAAGACCATTCTTGCTTCTCATATGTTATTTGGTTAAGCCAATCCCAGAGTTTCATCGTTTTCTTCCTCTATAGTATAAATCACAAGTAATTTCATTTATTCCCCAATATCCACAATGTAAATTAGAAAAACTAGGTATTTTTTTAAAATCCTCAGGAGTTCTATTTTGATAAAAATCTTTCCAATGATCTATATCTTGAGTGAAAGGTGATGCCTCAGGATGAGAACGTGAAGTTCCATGTTCTGGTCTACCTAAACCTGCACAAGTCATTATAAACATACCTCCTGATTTAAGATGATTTATCATATTAGTAACTGTTAAATCATAATAAGGATCATGTTCAAACACTTCAAAAGCACATACAACATCAAATAATTTTTTATCTCTATAATGATGTCCTAAACCTACCCAATCTACACCTTCTCCTTCACTTAAATCAACACCTACCCATTCACAATTGCGAGAATGGTTTTTTGGATTTGGATGTCCATTTGAAGCACCTATTTCTAGCCACCTTTTATTCTCAAAAAACTCAGGAAAGACATTTTTTGTTTCATAAATAAAATGCATTGGTTCGTGATGCATAATATTAAATTATTTATATTCTTCTCTAAGTTCTTTAGGTAGGGTATCCATACAAATTTCCCCGGTTTCAGCATCATAAAATACTGGGATAGGGATAATACCATCTTCAGATGTACCTGTTACAAATTTAGAAACTTTTCTAAGTACTACTCCTTGAGACCATACTTTACCGTTTTCAGGATTGATTGCTGTTGTTTTAGTCAAATCAATTTGTGGTTGTTGCATTTGTTGTTGCATAATTTATTTTTTATTAATTTATTAAATCCATTTGTTTCTTTTAAAGTAGGCAAACATTCCTCCTATTGTAATAATTGTTAATCCTAAAAATACCCAGAATCCATTATCATCTGATATTAAAGGTACGTCATCAAAATTCATTCCCCAAAGTCCAGTATAGAATGATAAAGGAAGGAATATTGTAGACCATACTGTTAAAATATTAATTCTACGATTCATAAGATCATTATGTCTTTTTTCAATCATAGATTCTAACACTTCAAAAATTTGAATTAAATCAAGGTATTCTCCTTTTAGTAATTCTCGCTTTAAATTGTAAAAATCATTAGTATCATAATCTTTATTTTCAAAGATTACAACTTCATAATACTCGAGTGCTTTTTTTAATTGTTCTTTTTCCATAAATCTAAAGTCCATAAAGATGATTCTATAAAATATAAAATACCAGTTAATATCATTCCATAATGAGTCCAAGTACCACTATATCCTGTAGTAAAATCAGCATAAATTGAAGGTATGGCTGAACCCATAATTGAGAAACTAAATAATAGTTTAGTGTATTTATGTTCTAGGAATTGTTTCATTTTAATTCTATTAATTTTTGAATGAGCGCCATTGCATTAATTTCTTTATCAATACGGAAATTAGACTGATAGCTATACTCGTTAATGTAAATAGCAACCATTCCTTCCATTCCATCTGCGTACTTAGAAGCATTATCATACAAATAACGGTAAAGTTCCTCAAAATCATTAACGTTTGCATCAGCGATAATTTGTCTAATATTTCTCCAATTCGGTTTAGCATTGCTTAATTCTTTAAGTACTTGAGTCATATAATTAGATGATACAAGTACTGATTTATCTATTACTAGTTTTTGGTCTTGAGTTGATAATTGAATAGTATTAAGACACTTACGTAAATCTGGATAGTATTGGTTTACAATAACTTTAATGTTTTCTACATCATAAGAAATAGCTTCATGAGCCATAATCTTAGCAAGATGTACTGCTACCTCTTTTTTACTAGGAGGGATGATTTTAAGTACCTGACAACGTGATTGTAGAGGATCAATAATACGCTCTACAAAGTTACAAGTCATTATAAAGCGAGTCGTTCGCGAATACGTTTCAATGACATTGCGGAGCGAAGCCTGCGCCTGGATAGTAAGAAAATCAGCTTCATCCAAAATGACCACCTTAAGTGGGCTAAAGCTAGCTGCTGATGCAAATGACGATACTTTATCTCTAATCGTATCAATACCTCGTTCATCCGAGGCATTAATATAAAGGTGGCTACAATCAAGATTTTGAACAATGAGTTTAGCAAGAGTTGTTTTACCTGTACCGGCTGGTCCATAGAATATAAGGTTTTGTATATCGTTTTGATCTAAGTATTGTGATATTGTTTTCTTAATATTCTCATTTCCAACATATTCATCTAACTTAGATGAACGATATTTTTCTACTAATAATGTATGTTCTCTATTCAAACTCGTAATCGCCATAAATGCTAAATTTCTTTGGTTCAGGTTCTTTTATTTCATGCTCTTCGGTAGTGATAACATACAATTTTCCCTTTAAAGGAGCAAGCCTAAATTCAGCAGGTTTACCTGTTTTTTGAAAATATGCCTCTAAAGTTTCAGTAAGTGTTTTATGAACTTCTTTTTCACCTTTTAATTGCCAGCGGTCCCCAGGAGGGACACGCTTAGCAATTTCAATAGTTTTTTCTATAACTTCTTTTTTACTCATAACTTAATTTGTTCTTTTAAATAAGGGAGTAATTCTGTATAGGAAACATTTAACCAAGTATTATCTAAAGCCTTTAATCCAAAATAATAATTATGCCTATTATGTACTGCTTGAGGTATAAAATATATTTTGTCAATTATATAAGTTGTACCTCCGTACCTAATATTTTTTCCTATTAGATTTACTGCGTCTTTCACTTTTTAAAACATTCCACCCATTCCCATTCCAGCCATTGGGTCCATAGCGTCTTTTTCATTATCTGGATCATCTACTACTACACATTCTGTGAGTAATACTGTACTTGCTACCGATGCTGCACTTTCAAGTGCTGTACGAGTTACTTTAGAAGGATCAATAATACCTGCTTCTTTCATGTTTACAACCTCTTCCGTTTTAAGGTTATAACCTGCCCAAATATCATTACCTGAATCTACTAATTGGTATTTACCAATCATCTGAGCTTCTGTTGTACTGTATCCTGCATTAGTAAGGATTTGTTCAAAAGGTTTACCACATGCTTTGTATACAATTTGAGAACCAATACTATCTTTGTTTTCAATTGTTTCACGAGCATACAATAAAGCAGCACCTCCACCAGGTATAATACCTTCTTCAAGAGCGGCTTGAGTTGCTTGTAAAGCATCATCTACACGGTCTTTTTTCTCACGCATTTCAGTTTCAGTATGTCCACCAACATGAACAATAGCTACTCCTCCTGTGAATTTTGCCAATCTTTCTTGAAGTTTTTCTTTTTCGAATGATGAGGTTGATTTTTCAATCTGTTGTTGGATTTCCTCAATACGTGTTTGTATTGCATCAGCTCCTCCTCGTCCGTCAACAATTGTTGTTTCATCTTTTGTTACTGTTACAAGACGCGCTTCACCAAACCAGTCCCATTCAAACTTTTCAAGCTTCATACCTTTATCAGTACTGAATACTTGGCCACCAGTTAGGATAGCCATATCGTCTAGGATTAATTTTCTACGATCACCAAAATCAGGAGCTTTAACAGCTGCTACTTTAATAGTACCTCTCATTTTATTTACAATAAGAGTAGCTAATGCTTCACTATCAATATCTTCGGCAACAATCAAAAGTGATTTATTTTGATTTGAAACAGCTTCTAGTACAGGAAGTAATTCTTTAACTTGAGTGATTTTCTTATCAGCAATTAAGATAAGTGTATCTTCAAGATTACAAGTCATTGTATTATTATTAGTTACAAAATAATGTGACTTATAACCTCTATCAAATTGCATACCTTCTACTGTTTCAAGATAAGTATCTCCTGATTTTGATTCTTCTATTGTTACTACACCCTCACGACCTACTTTAGACATAGCTGTAGCAATTAATTTACCTACTTCCGGATCATTATTAGCTGAGATAGTAGCTACTTGTTGTAGTTGTTCTTCAGATGAAATATCTTCTGAATTAGCACGGAGAGTTTCAATTACTTGCTGTACAGCTGTGTCAATACCACGTTTAATTTCTACAGCATTAGCACCATTATTTAGGTGAGACAAACCTGCCTGTACCATTTCACGAGCTAGTAAAGTAGAAGTGGTAGTACCATCACCAGCATTTTCTGCTGTTTTAATTGCTGCTTGTTTTACCATTTCAGCACCTACACTTTCTACATTATCACTTAAGGTAATTGATTTTGCTACTGTTACTCCATCTTTAGTAGATTGAGGTGCCCCTCCATTTGAAATAACTACATTTCGTCCATTAGGACCTAATGTTGATACAACGGCATTTGCTAATTTATCAATACCATTAACTAATTTTTTACGACCTTCTGGTCCAAATTCAATAACTTTACTCATTTGTTGTTTCTTCTTTTTTACTAATTTTTGCTAAAATATCATTTTCTTTACCAATTAAATATTCTACACCATCCCATTCAAATTTAGTAAAACCCATTGTAGGTAATACTACTGTATCTCCAATTTTGGATACGGTTTTAATGAATGTTCCTGTAATAGAATAATGGCCTGGTCCTACAGCAACAACTTCAGCTGTTTGGTTCTTTTCTTTTCCCATGTCAGGAACTACGATGTTACCATACATCTGTTCCTCAAATTCTACCGGTTTTACAACTACGGCATTAAATAAAGCTTCTAAACTCATACTTCTAAATTAAATGTTTCTTGGATTTTACTATAAACTGAATTAAACTCATCTAAGTATTCTCTAATACTTTGATATTCTTGACCTGTATTTAACTTGTATTCTGCTATTTTTTTCAAGCAACCTCCTAATGTAGAAGGATAACAAATTGCTTTTTCATAATCTTTACCTTCACTACCTTTTTCAAGGTATTTAGCTTGAGGGGTAACTGTTTCTACTACTGAAAAACCATGACCATCACGAGTAATGTGATATGGTTCTAGTACTGGATCTTTAATTGTTGTCATATAACTTTTTTATTTGATGTTAATATACGAAATTTAATTTACAAAACCAACCCTAGGGCGCATTCGGGTTACTTAATTTTTAAAACTTTAGGTTTAGCTTCTTTAGCAAATGGGATTTCAATTGTTAGTAATCCATTTTCCATTTCAGCTGTAGCGTTTGCTAAGCTAAATTTAGAAGCAATTTTATAACCTAAATTAAATGAACGTTTTGCTACACCCCTATGAATGTAGTTACGTCCTTTAGCTTCAGCATCAGCTGCTTCAGCATCTTTACTATAAGAAATTTTAAGAATATCCCCTTCGATATTTAACTCAATATCTTCTTTTGTAAGACCAGTACAAGCAACTTCAAAATGAAGTCCTTCTTCTGTTTCATAAATATCTACGGGGTGGGAATGTTTGGCTTCAGTAGCCGGTTGGAAGTTTAAATCAGACCTAAAAAAGTCTTTAAATAATAAATCGAATGGTGAGAGATTTCTCTCGTAAAATAATGTACTCATATCATTAATAAAATTTGTGCTGTCCGAAGATCAGCGGGTTAAACATAAAAAACTTGCGCCCTTGGGTCGTTTTGTTATACATATATTAAAATTAAATTTTTATCCATTTTTGTTCACTATTTAGTTTAAAAGAACCAAGATGTTCTTTATTCCACTCATTTGGTGCTATTAAAGATAAAAAAGGGTTACCATCTTTACCAACATATAAATGATAAGTTTCTCCTATTACTGGTTCATATCCAAATTTGGATTGATATACTAATTCATTCCATTGATATTCTTCTAGTAATTGTTTAAACTCATCTTTTAATTCATCAAATTTTGTTTTAAACTGTTTATTTACTTTATTTACCCCTCTAAGTTTCCAATCATCTATATTTTCAGGAACAATAGCAGGTGCTGCTACACTATCCCCATAAGGAAGTAATGCTTTATTTTCGGCAAAATTATCTGGTTTTTTCATTCACTTACTTGTATTTCTCCTAAATTGTGAGAGGGAATATAATATTTATATTCATGGTCTTGAAGCCATTTAATAACTATTTTTTTCATTTCATTAGAATTACCTGTAATAATAGTATATTGTTTCCATCCTGGTTTTTCCCAGAAAAAATATCTATTTAATTTATTGACTACATCTGCGTGTCTTACACCATGTAAATCTAACTTACACATTACTTTTCTTTGGCTACTGTATAGTAGGTACTTTTTATTTTTTCGTCTTCAAATTCTAGCTTCATTAGCCCTTCAGCTGATACACTCATTCTACCTTGGGGCATATCTTTATTAGCATACATAATTTCTTTAATCATGTTTGAGTCATAATTCTCATTTAAATCTTGATTTTTCATTTCTACTTCATTTAAGTAAAATGATACTTTATTTGAGAAAGCAATATTACCTGCGAAGCACATTTCTAATCTATCCTCACCATCATCATTAGGTGATGATCTTAGTACCACTGTATTTGTGTCTACTAATGCTTGTTTTGCTTTTACAATGGCTGTTATGCTTTCATTATCTAATTCAGCTATAACGTCGTATTCCGGTTCTTGTTCTAGTTGGCCTGCTTCAGCAAATAACATAAGATCAGCTAAAGCATAATTTAGTGTATATTGATTGTCAGCAATTATTAACTGAATTGGGAGTTTGTTTTGTTTAACAAATTCTAAGTTAAGATATCCATTTGTAATTCCTACTAATTTACTTAGTTGAGCAGTATCACTAATAGCAATAGTAGCATCTTCTAAAGGAAAATCTTTATATTCTAAATTACCAATCATTTCCATTGATGGAGAATTAAAACCAATTCCTAAATGATTATTTTTAACATTCCATCTTACAGCTTTAACCATACCACCTAAATGGTATTTGGAAATAATTGAAACTAAATCTAATTTATCTATCATGTGAATTTAAAAAACTTATTTACTTTTCTATTAAATACAGGCATACCCCAACCAATGTCTTGATATACGTTTTCGAGTTTATTTTTAATAACTGATTCGAATAATCCATCTCTATCAATATATTTTTCAATAAATTCTAGAATCTCAGGGGGGTCATTATACCCATTAAAACCAATTACATCTATTCTGTATGGGTTTTCCTTAAGATACGCAATATACATTTTATCTCCAACCTGAAAGATGGGATATTTATCATCTAATCCTTTAAATTTAAGAATATCATTGTAACGAAGTGCTGCTTTTGTATTAATTGGACATTTTTTCTCTAATTGAGTAAATATCTCACCAGCGCCAGGTTTTTTACCAGCATATTCTCTCATTCGTTTTAGTCCTGTTGGTTTAAGGATTTGTTTCCATTCAACAGTTCTAAGTGATTCTCTAAAATCAAGTACTTGTTTATCAATTTCAGGTTTTGCCTTACCAAACATAATTTCAGTAAGAATATGCTCACCAAACTTCTTAAATAAAGGAGGAAAATTTGATTTCATTAGATCAAGTCCTTTCATATCTAATTCTTCTGTTGGTACTCCTTCTTTATTTACAATAAATTGAGCGTATCTACGTTTACCTGAAAAGTAACCCCTTTCAAGTACAACCTCTTGTTTTAACTCAAAATAATGTTCTTCATCTGGGTATTTAATGTTGAATAATTCTTGAGCCATTTTATGTAAATTCTTATTTGCTAACTCTTGAATTTCTTGGGCTACTTTAAGTGTTTCTTCTACAATAACCTCTCTATCAGCATCAATCAAATTAGGATTTCTATGTAAAATTAAGTCTTTTACTTGGGCAAATAATGAATCTGTATCCGATGTTACAATATAATCTTTATCTGTTCCTAATTGTTCATTTAACCAATTATTTACAAACTTAATTGAATCTTGGGTTAATCGTTGACCAGTAAGTGTAATTGCTTTAGATATCATTTTATGTCCATCAGTGTATCTCCAACCATTTTGAGCAAACACACCATAAACATCATTTAATTTAATTTTATAAGCATGTTGACGTTTATTATAAAATTCACCTTTAACAGCATCACCTGATTTAAAAGCTTTTTTCATTTTATTTTTATATTCAACACGTTTAGCAAACCAATCAGCTAATATTTCACAAACTACACTTGATTTATCTTTTCTAAATAAAACACCAGGTGCTGAAATTAATAAATCATCTCGTTCTATTTGTTGAACTATTTTACCTACAGGAACATTATCAATTCTAGATACTGTATAATTTTTTTTTAATTTTTCAATAGAAACAGTTTCTTCAGGATCCATTTCTTTAAGTTCCTTTAATGACCATTGATTGTCATATTTATTACTATTTACAATACGTCCTACTAAAGTTTCAACACCAATATTAAGTGAACGAATAATTGAAGGATATAATGAAGTAAAATCCAAATCAATAACCCACTCATATAACCCAGGTACTGGGTCTTTTAGATAGCCACCAGCATATTCTTGAGTTTTCTTAAGGGCCTCGATCTTATCTTGCTTTTCTTGGTATGTTAACTCTTGGTTAGCGTTTATACCTTTCATTAAAGCACTAATGTTAAGATTAGGATTATATGTAGTGGGTTTATTTGGTGAAACGATTCCTTTACGTTTCAAATATGTTAAAATAGCTCCATCATTTAATACAGTCGAATAATATATTGTATCATAAGGAACATGACATAAATGACAAATATTAACTGTTAATTCAATAAATTTAAGTGAATTTTCTAGTTCAACGATAATTTCAACATCTCGAAGGTTATAATCAATAAATTTATCTATATCAGTTTCAAATAATCTATCAAGTGAACCTTCATATTCAATTTTAGATAATTTAGCATATTTTAATCCAATATCATCTAATCTATAAGAAGGTTCTTGTTTAGTAATAAACTTCTGAAATAGGAGCATATAATCTAAATGATTAATACCTCCTAATGTTACAGAAGCCATAAAATTTCCTGTTTTTCTATCTCTACGAGTTGTTGATTGAACTTTATTAATTGGAGATAGATAAGTTGCTACTTCTTTCCCTAATATTTTTTCAATTCTATAATAAAGGTAAGGAACATCAAAATAAGCACTATTCCATCCTGTTATAATAGTAGGGTCTAATTTAATCCATAAATCCAAAAATCCATTTAATAATTCTTGTTCAGTATTATAACGAATGATTTCTTTATCCCCAGAAACTGGTTGGATACGTTTTGATTCGTCTAATATTAAACAATAATATTTATTATTACAATATAAAGCGACAGAAGTAATCTTACCTTTAGGATCCTTAATATTTTCTGGGGTTAATGCTCCTACGATTTCACACTCAATATCAAAATAAACTATATTATGATAAGAAGGAGTATCATCAGATTTATAATATTGGTCTACTAGTACTCTAGTATTAGCATCAATATCATTTTCAAAAAAATTGGGGTCTTTAAAGTTAAATTTTGAGGCTTTAGAAACACTTTCCCCAAAAATAGTTTTTAATTCACCTTCAGGATCTTTTACATAACGATCCCCTTGATAAGTGAATTCATTTTTCCATCCTAACTTATCATCCCTTAAATAATACTTGTAATCGTTTCTATCGAAATAGATTGCTTGATACATTAAATACCTAAGGTTTCGTTTCTAAATTTAGATAATTCATCATTATCAAAGAATTGAGTAAGATCTGGTCTAAAGTAATTAATATTTTTCATTACTTTTTTGTCACGGCTTCTATAGACAATATAATAGTCTCCAACCTTTTCATAGTGACACGCTTCGCCCTGTTCTTTACTTCGTAGTTCAACAGTCGCTTGTGCTTCTTCTTCGTTAACGCAAGCCTTTGACATATTGGACGCTTGTACTTCTTGATAGGCATCCCATAACTTATCTTTAAGACCATGTAGCATAGCTCCGTTACCAATCGAGACGTAGGCAATGTCACATAGAGCATCAAGTACTTCAACAATGTTTCCTGTTTCACATGCTTCTTTGTACTCTTCAAGTTCCTCAAGGATGAAGTTGTAAACAAACATCCACTCGTTTTCTTCTGGGATAACTGGTTCATAATTGTTTGGTTTGCCCATTGTGGCGTTAAATGTTTCTACTTCGCTTACAAATGGGACATAATTCCCTTTAAATTGACCTGCTATTTGTTTAGCAACATGTTGAGCCCATTCACTTTCAGGTGTCATACTTAACTGGTCTCTATCTCTTAGTGAATTAAGAGTACCTAAACTGTTTAGTAAGATTAATTCTATTTCTTGTTCAAATTGTGTCATAATTAAATGTTGTGTCCTCCGTTATTAATTTTTAAACTATCAAAAAATTCCTTTCTTGCTTGATTTGTATCATCTCTAAATGCACCTGATGCTTTAGTAGTAACCATAGCAGCACCTTGATGTTTAACACCTCTACAACTTACACAATTGTGGGTACCTACAATAGTTACAATAACCCCTTTATTACCTTCAGTAATTTTATCTACTGCATTGTGAATTGCTGATGTTAATTGTTCTTGGATAGCACCTCTGCGACCAAATAATTCTACAATTCTATTTAGTTTTGATAAACCAATTACTTGACCTTCTTCACCTGCAATGTAACCAATATGAACTACTCCTCCAATTGTTTGATGGTGATGGGAACACATAGATGTAAGTGGAATATTACGTTCAATAATTACTCCATCATATCCATCTGAAGGAAATGAAGTAATAGGGGACATTGCTGTATATCTACCAGCCCATAAATCATTTACATATGCTTTAGCTACACGTCTTGGTGTTTCCATTGAATTAGGATCATTACGCCAATCACATTTTAAAGCATCTAAAAACTTACCATAAGCTTTCTCTGCTTCATCAATCATTTTTAATTTTTCCTTATCAGTAAAAGGGAAACCAGGTGCTACACCATTAGCAAAACCGGTTTGTACAACTTCTAATTCTTCGTGTACTTTTCTACGTTTATTTTCCATTTATAACTTTTTATTTAATGTAATATAAGAAAGAAATTTTACAACTCAAAGATAGAGTCATAATTTCTGCAAAAACCTTTATCATTATCCATTCCATAACCTACAACCCATTCATTTTGTAATTTAAATGAAAAATATTGACTACCTTCAACTTTAAAATTTTTTAAATCAAAAGGAGTATTTGATCTTTTTAATAGAGTAACAACATTAATTGTTTTAGGCCATTTAATTTCTAAATATTCAATTACTTTAGACATAGTATTACCAGAATCTAAAATATCATCTACAATATAAACATGTTTACCTTTAATAGCTGTTTCTAAATCTTTAGTAATTTGAATATCACCTTGTTTATTTTTCGCTATATACGATTTAATACGCATAAAATCTACTTCCACATCAATATCTATAGCTTTAACTAAATCGCTATAAAACATAAATGCTCCGTTAAGTAAACCAATCATAATAACTGGAGTTCCATCTCCTCTATGTTTATCACTAATTTTTTTAGCTAGTAATTTTACTTGAAACTGAATTTCTTCTGGGGTAAATAATGGATTCATAACTAATTTACTAAACATTTATCTTTTTCCTCCGTAATATTCTTTAGCATGGCCTTCAGTAATTAAGAGATTATTAATACTATCATCTCCAGGATTAACAAAAATTTCTCCTAAACATCTACCATACTTACCTACTCCATGAGATACTAAAATAAAATCACCATCATTACCTTCAAGAATTTCAATTAAACGAGCTTTAGCTGCTAATCCCTTTTTCTTTTCTTCTAAATCTCTAGTTCTGGATTCCCAAGCATCCATTCCCACCATTCTAATTCTAACTTTTTTCCAAGTATCAAATCCTAAATCTACTAGAGCATCAACAGTATCTCCATCTACTACTCTATCTAATTTTGCATTATAAGTATACATTATTTTTCTTCTAAAATTGTTCTTAATTCTTCAATAAGAGCTAGAACTTCATCTGGCTCCATAGTAATGGCACAACATACTGAAACGTTTTCTTCAATTTGTTCTAGTAATTCAAGTGCTCTATCCATTATACTCCTCGTTCTGTATCGTAAGCAATGATGTGATCTCTACCAGTCATATTATAACCATGCTCAGCTACCATTTCAAACACAATAGGATACATTTTTACTAATTCTTCTCTAGTATCTCCGGCAGGCATAACGAAAGTTTTGTCTTTTGGAATACCGAGCTCTTGTCTGTAGTTCTCGATCTCAATGAGGCCTTCATCAGTGCCATCCCACACAGGCTTATAGTGATAGTCAGTATGATAATTAATACTCGTTCTAATGGCTTCAGTGTTAAGGCGAAGACGATTGTGCGTTTTAACCATCTTTTCATCCGTAACCCCCCCACCGGGAGTGGCAACACCAACAACAGGGACACTATTACTAAACTTAGGTGAGATAGAAAGGAGATTAATCGGGTAATCGGTTTCAAGGAAATGAGAGCCTTCAGTCTCGATAGTAATGAGGATTCCTCTTTCATGAGCAAAATGTGTTAATTCATTTACTAATTTAGGGTGCATAGTTGGACTACCACCTGTTAACATCATTTCTTTAACATGAGGGTTCTCATCATAAATTTTAATAATGTCATTAAATGTAAACGTACCTTTTTCAGGATGGATTGAAGTATACCAGCTATCACACCACCCACCTTCGCCGAAATAGCAACGGTGAGTACATCCAGTGGTTCGTACAGCAATGGTTGGACGTCCAAAACGACTTCCTTCACTCTGTACACAACGATAGACTTCAACGATTGGTAATACCTTGTCATAATCTTCAATACGCCCTAAAGGTGCGTTTTTATACCATAATTTTTTATTCACCATAGATTGCGCTATTTTTTCCGTGTTCTCTAAATTCAACTTGAGTCACTCTAACACGACCATCAGTTTCCTCTTGAATAAAAGGGTTTAATTTGTTGTAAATATATTCAGCAAATTTTTCTGCTCCTGTAGCAGGTACAATTCTTACCTGGGCTACGCCTGATGTTTCCATTTGTTTAAAAGCGTCTACCCAAGGATCATCTTCAGCAATAATCATTGTATGATCAAACATGTAATCCATCCATGCTTTAGGAGACATACCATCAATTTGACCTTTAGCACGTTTCATACCTCCAAAGTCCCAAACCCAATTTCTCTCATCGAGCTCACCTTCAAACCATACTTTAAAGGAAACTCCATAACCATGAACAAACCTACAATGAGTTGTTTCAGCTCTCCATTGACGGAATACTGTGCTAAATCCATCAAATACTTTTGTACTAGTGAATTTACCCATTGTAGAAATCTATTACTTGTTGTTCAGATTTAGCACCTACAAAACGAGATACTTCTTGTTCATTTTCTACCAAAATAACGGTAGGGACACTTCTAATACCAAATTTGGTTGAAGCATCGGGTTCATAATCAATGTTAACTTTTTTAACAGGTATACCCTGCGATTCTACTCTGTCCATAGTTGGACCAAACATTTTACACGGCCCACACCAAGGAGCACTAAAATACCACAATTGTTTCATATTATTTATTTTTATTTTTTTGTATACACATAATTATTAACCACTAGTACATCAACAATACCATTGTCTAAATGTACGAACCCTTCTTCAGGACGACAAACTATAGGTTCACCATGTACATTAAAACTTGTATTCATTAACACAGGAATGCTAGTAATATCATTAAATTTATTTATCAGTTTATAAAATTTAGAATTACTATTTTCAGTTACTATTTGAATTCTAGCTGTTTTATCAATTGGATGTACTACTGCAGGAATTTTATCATACCATTCTTTTCTAGTATCATATAACATAGTCATAAATTCGGCTGTGTACCTAGATTTATTTACATTAAATACTTTATCTGCATACTCATCAATAACAACAGGAGCAAAAGGCATAAAATCATTACGCTGTAATCTATCGTTTACTTTTTTATAAGTACCAGGTACACTAGGATCAGCGATAATACTTCTATTGCATAAAGCTCTAGGACCATGCTCATATCTACCTTGAAACCAACCAACTACTTTACCTTCTTTTAAATCATATGCTAATTGTTCTTCAGTATATGGTCTTTTACTAAATTTAGTATCATCAAATTCAAATTCTCCATCAGAGTATTCAGTCCCTAAAAATACATTATCTAATTTAAATGGTTTAAATTCAGGATGAAATTTTTTATGAACTGCTAAACATGCCCCTAAAGCAATACCTTCATCACCCATTGGAGGGGCTACAAATACTTCATCAATCCATTCTAAATCATTAATTCTTTTATTTAACTTTACATTAGCAAAAACACCTCCAACCAATGCAACTTTTTTAACTTGAGGATAAAGATTATGGTAATGATTAATTATTTGTAATATTTTTTCTTCAAATACTAATTGTCCGGTATAAGCAATATCATCTTTTAAATGAGCATAAAATTTACTTCCTATTTGTTCAAAAAATAATTTATAAAAATCTTCATATACACCCCCTAAAAAGATTTTACCATTATCTTTATCGGTTTTACCATTTTCTACTTTAATACAATCATTAAAAATATTATAAAACTTTTGACTAAAAGAACCATGTGATGATCTACCTACAACTTTTCCTTCATCTTTAAGACGTTTAAACCCCAAAAATTCAGTTAACATAGAATAATAATGACCTAAAGACTTATGAGATAAATCAATACCATCAATATAAGTCATATTTCCATTTGAACCTAAATAAACCTTATTACTATGAGTTTCACCACTAGCATCTAAAGAAATAACTAAAGTATCTTCTTCAAATCCACTACAATAATAAGCTAAATTACAATGAGCATCATGGTGGTTTGTTAAGATATACTTTTCTTCGGGGAATGGGAGAGAAGATATAGATTTCCACATATCTTTCATTACGTGTAACTGATAATGGCTAGTAATATAATCTACATCTTCTAAATTAAAATCAAATTTATGTAAATTTTTAAAACTTTCTATAGGATATCTAAAAAAATCTTTATAAAAATCTTTATATGCTCTAATTCTATTAAAACGTTCTTCTTCGAAAGAAAATACAATTTTTCCATTATCCATTCCCGCAATACCACAACTATGGCTACCTCCTTGTATTCCTAAAATTTTCATACTAATTCTTCTACAATTCCTATTATTTCACTTAATATAAGAACACCAACAGCTATTGGGAGATTTATAACCAAGAGTCCATATCCTAAGATACGAACCCCTGATTTAATAAATGAAATAATTTGGTGTTTTCTAGCATCGGGGAGTTCTTGTTTTTTAATTTTAGTATCTTTATATTCCCAATTGTAATCAGATTTACTATTCCAATAAGTACCTCTATATGCTTCTGTTTTTCCGTCACTCATGTTCTGCTAATACTTTAGTTACGTGTTTTACTGCTGTTTCCCAACTAACTTCTCCTGTTTCATCTTCATATTGTACTGGATCTGGGCGACCTAAAGCAATAAATGCTTCAATACGTTCAACAGATGATGCTGATTTATAATCACTATTACCACTTGGGTAAGGTTTGTAACTTGTATTAGTACGTCTATAAATATCATTAAAATCCAATTTGAGGTACTCCGTTAGATATTCACCATCTTGTAATATAGTAAATTTATCACCGTGTAAATATGGTGTATAAACCATAACTCGTTCAGAACCCCAATTACCTGAGCGGAAGGCTTCAAAATCTAAATCACGAAATTCTTGTCTACAATCTGGGTAAATAGCATGGTCTCCCGCATGAATTCCCATAGCGATAACTGTGTTTTCTTCTGTTTTATCAGCAACGGAAAGTGCTACTGCTTGGGTAATAGAAGCAAAGATTTTGTTACGATTAGGAACAACAGTTGCTTTCATATTTTCTTCAGCATAATGTCCTTCTGGAACCTCATCTCCACCTTCTACTAAAGCAGAATTGAGTAAATCTGTTAAACCATCGAGTTTGATTACTCTATATTTAATTCTACAACCACCATAGCAATCATTATCATTGCATTGCTTATTTAAATAATCAATAAGTGATTGAGCACGCTCAAGTTCAACTCGGTGTTTTTGACCATAGTCAAAACTTAAAGCAGTTACAGTTTCGAATTCTTTTAAACATTTCAGCAATACAGTAGTAGAATCCATACCACCTGAAAGTGATACTACAGCATGCTTTGCATTCATTTTACCTAATTGTTCTTCAGTAAATAACATAATTTTTATATAATTTTAATTTGCCAGGTATGTTTGAGGATATAGGCTAATCCTTTTATCTTACTAAACTATAAAGTGGATCTTCTCTTTTT